GCCTCCGACTGCAGCGGATCAGTAACGGGCTCGGCAGCCAGCGGCCAGCGGGTGATGGCGGCGGTGATCATGTCGCGTAGGACTTCTTTTGAGCAAACGCGGCCTTCGTTGTCGGGTAGACGGAACCCAAACTCGGCGCACAACTCGTCAACATCGGCGAGGCTCAGCCCTTCTGCCTGGTCTGCGGCTACGGGATAGCTGGCGTCACGCTGGGCGATGAAATCGGCGCACGCCCTGATCTTTACAGCCGTCTCAAACTGGCAATCCTTGGCTTCCTTTGCCGCTAACCGATACAGGAGCGAGACGACGGGATCAGCTGAATGGGGCGTTGGGGTGGGGTTGGTCATTGGTGGCAGCGGCGAATGGGTAGGTGGTCGCGTGGTGATCAGTTGAATCCTTCAATGAACTCACGCACCTGTTCTTTTGTCGTCAGGTCGCCAAACGCCATCCTGCCCTCGGCAAGCGCAATGCCTGGGTGATCAGCGACCTTAGGGTGCTTCCTAAGGTCGCTGATCATCGAACTCAGCGCCTGCTGCAAATACCCCTGATCCACGTAGGCCAGTGCTCGTTTCTTGCACCATTCCAGGTGCTGTGCTCGTGGTTGCATGGGTTGCTCGGTGGTGGGGGGGGGTAAAAAAGGAGGGGGATTATTCCGCCCCCTCTAAATCTGCGCCGTAGCGTCAAGGCCGGTGTGAAACCTGCAAAAATGGGTAATGCTCACTTGCTCTGCTCGCGAATATCCAGAGTTGGCACTGGCATACCACCTTCGGTGGGGATGTAGATGGTCTTGTTGCCCCTTTCAGCCCCCTCGGCCAGCTCGGTGATGTAGAGATACTGGAGGTAGCGAGGGTTGTTCTCCAAGGATGCACCGATGATCTTGTTTGCTTCGGCAACGCCCTTGGCTCGCTCAACCTCAGCACTGGCCAGCATCACGGCAGAGTCACGCTTGGCCGTGGCTTCAAGAACCGAAACCCGGCGAGTGGACTCGGCTTCACGTAGCTGGGCTTCACCGCTCATGCCCTTGGTCCAGACGTTGTAGACAGGCAAACCAAAAAGGGCCAGGGCAAGTACGCCAACGATGGCGATAGTCGCGACAGGTAAAAAGCGTGATTGCATGGGTTTACTCGGAGGTAGTGAATGGGTGCCGGGGCGTCAGCCCCACTCCCATGAGGGCCCCGGACTGCCCACCCTAAGCCATTGCCATTCCCTAAGCCACCCTGGCAAGCTGAGGAAACGCCACGCACCGATGCCCCCCGCTACGGATGCACCGATGCCCCCCGAACTGCGGGCATTCCTGACCCTTCGTGCCACGGTAGGGGCCAGGGATGAAGAGGCTACCCGGCAGGTTTTGCGTGAGGTTGCCCTGACCATGCCACCACGCAGCGGCCACAAGGTCGTCACCATGTTGCAGCGATCCATCAGTATCGGCGCTCGCGTCTGGCTGCAGAAGCTCGCCTAGGTGGCATCCCACCGAATCGAGGGAACCGTGCTGGTCACTCGAAGCAGTTTCAGGCGCGAGATCATTGACGCCTGGAATGGAATCTGCGCTTACTGCGGATGCCAGCCCAAAAACATCACGCTCGATCATGTGATCGCCAAGGCCAGGGGAGGTCCCACGGTCCGTGCCAATCAGGTGGCCGCCTGCGCTCGCTGCAACGCTTCAAAGGGCGATAGCGATGTCTGGTCCTGGTATCAAGCGCAGCCGTTCTTCTGTGCTGACAGGGCGGCAAGAATCAAACAGTGGCACGCCCCAGACTGATTACTTGGCCTTTGGGCGGGCGGACTTGGCGGGCTTGGCTTTCTTCGGCATCGCCATGGACATTGAGCTGCCACCCTTCTTGCCCTTGCCTATCGCCATTGCGCCCTTGCCCGCGCCTTTGCCTGCCGATTTGCCGTACACGGGAATCTCCGATTACTACCGCAGCTTTCCCGGAAACCTGCAGCAGATCGCATCGCGCCATGACCATCCCAACCCTGAACGCCCTTTGGCGGGTGACACCACGGGATGACCGGGAGCTGATTCGAGGGTATGCCGGCTGGCCGTTGTCGGTGACGAACCAGACCGAGCTGACTTCGATCCTCAACCGGGTGGCGCTGATCTCCGCCTCTACCGTTCTGCACGTGCAACGATGGATCGACGAGATCGAGGCCCTGGAGGCGGACTACGCGGACCGGGTGGAAGCGGGCCGGGAGCACCTGCTGAATGCAGCGAGCTACGAAGGCCCCGCCCCTGGTACCACCCTGGCCCGCGACGACCTGAAGAGCAAGGCCGACGTGTTGGAATGGGATACCAGCCTGTTGCGCGTGAAGTACGAGTCAGGCGGTTCTGGTGGGACGGCCGGCGCCGTGCTCGCCGCTCGTTTGGTCGACTTAAAGGGCCGGATCTTCCAGTCGCTGGGGATCAAACCGGTCGTCGGCGGCAGCGGCGGAATGGCGCAACTGGTGCGTAGCTGATGGCCACGGACTTCGCCGAATACGCCAACCTGAGGATGATCTGGACGCCGACTGGCGCGATCACCAACTTCCGCGCCGGGGTGCCTGCCGCTGGCCCTGCGGTGGTGGTCGAGGCCTTTGCCAAGAGCCAAGGCCGCAGTGAGCAGGATCTGCCGGGGGTGATGGCGGGCTCGCTGATCCTGGAGGGCTACCTCACCCGTTGGGCGCTGCTGGGCTCCGCCAGCTGGCTGGCCGCCGGGTCGTCGCTGAGCTGGAATGAGACGGGTTACAGGCCGGCTGGGATGCTGCCAGGCGCCGAAGGCAAGGCGGTGCTAACCAACCTGTCAGCGCTGCCCACCCTGGCTGACGGTACCGAGCAGGGGCAGTTGAGGATGCTGGAGCTGAGCCAGCCCTTTGGTGTCGGCGGGATCGGGATTGAGCTACGGGAAGCCCTGGGGGACAAGTTCAGGGCGGCACTTTCTACTGCGGTGTGAGCTATGTCCATCCGCGTTGAAACCACGGTCACAGGCCCCGGCCCTGGGGCAACGGATCGGATGCTGCAGGAGATCGCCCGCAAGACCCTGATCGAACTGTTTGGCCGGTATCAGGCCAGCTTCAACCCTGCGGCATGGAACTGGCCACGGGAAACACGGCGCCGGGTCGGAGTGGTCGGCAGCCCGCGCAACATCGTGGACACCGGCTCCCTGCGACAAAGCGGCACCTACAGCTTCATTGGTCCCTACACGCTGGAAGCTCGCTGGAGCGCTGGCTACGCCACTGTCGTGCATGAAGGTGCCCGCCTGCGCAATGGCACCATCCTGCCGGCTAAGACCTGGACAGATGCGGTGAGTGGCGCGGTGCAGGCTCCAGGGATTCCCGTGTATCCACTGGGGCAGAAGCTGCAGCAACGGATACAGGTGGCGGTAGCGCGGGGCTAGGTGGATTTTTTCGCCTCTGGCCGAGGTCGCGCAATGGCCCAGTGCGGGAGGCAATGGGTCTCGGTCCCTAACATTCCCCAGTCCTGCTCAGAGTCGGGCGGGAGTTGATAGTTCCATCTACCCATGGAGTAGGCATTACAAAACCAGCAGCGACCTTCAGTATCACGCCACCCATCCCGCTCCCATGGCCGTTCGCACACCGGGATGGGCTTTGGCGCGGGGGCGGTGGTTGGGTTGTCAGACCGTGCGGACCAGATCCGGTCGCAATCACGATCAGAAAGCCCTGTCATGCTTTGCAGGTCGTGCCGCTGAACGCCGTCTAGCAGCTGTGCCAGGGCCCATGCCGCTTCGCTCGGTGCTGACGCGGCAGGCCGGCCCCAGCGGTCGAGGACAGCGCGGGCATCGGCAATCCGAGCAGCCCTGGCCTTAGCTCCGTCAAAATCGGGACAACCAAACGCCGATTCACTCTCCATTCGCGCTCTGTGCCGTTCGGCCAGGAACCTCTCAAGTTCCTGATCACTCGGCCCCTCCTCCTCCGGCTCGTCCAGGGCGGCGCGGGCGCGGGGCGCCGGATCACCGACAGCAACCGCTTCTCCAGCTTCTTCCAGTCGGATCCTAAGGCGTCGCACCATTTCCGGTGTAAGGGGCTTGCCGGAGCGAGTGCAACAGCCAGCATCAAAAAGGTCGCGACTTAATGCCGACAGACTCTTGTCGTGCCCAGCTTCCAGGACATCCCGGTACTCCATGACCTGTTGCAAAGCCTTTGCATGGGCTGCGTCATTCCGCCGTTTGGTCGCTGGCCTTAATCCGCCAAGAGCAACGCCTTCTCGCAGGGCTTGCCGCAACCCCTGGCGGATTTGCTTTGCGTAACCAGAGGCGATTTCACCGGTTACAAGTGGTTGGTCCATGAAGGGATGTCGGCGGTGGTGAATGGGTGCCAGGAGTCGGTTTTAGCCCAGAACCGCCCACCGCCTGAGAAACGCAAGCGGGAACTGGGATCTCACCAGGTAGAAACAGGGGCCGCAACCCCTGGCACCGACACGATGCTCCCGGCCCCCACATCATAAGCCATCCCCACTCCCTAAGCCACTACGGCAAACTGGGAAAACAGCACCGCCGGCACCGTGCCCCTACCGTTTGTCACCGCGCTAGATGTCCAGGTCCAGGACGTGGGGGATGCAACCACGGGCATCCTGCAGTTCCCGGTCTTTCATGCTCTGCTGGTCGGGGAGCGCTTACTGCTGGAAGAGATCGAAGACCAGTCCACGCTGACCGACCAGTTGCAGCGCTTAGCTCAGGTCATCCAGCACATGGACGGCCTACCCGAGCCGACCGCTAACTTGGTCGCCTTGCGGGTGATGTCCGCGCACAACGGCATTCCCGTGGTGCTGGAGCCACTGGAAACCATGATTCGCAAGCGTGAGCACCGGTTGATCCATGAAATTGAAAAGTGCCAAACCGCAAAATTTCAGGCAAGGGTCACGCGGATGGTTACTGCTGCAATCCGTTACCGACTGGGGGAAGTAGATGCTGACTGCGCCAACTGGACCGATGATGAAACCCTGAAGATGACCGAAGGGTTGCGAGATGCCATCTACAACTTTATGCTGCGAGAGCAACGCGGGGGCAAAGATCAGGAAGCGCCCGACTTGCAAGCGATGGCCGAAAACCTGGGAAAGCCCGACCTGCCCCAACCGACTGGGGCGCAATCTTCTGGAGGGTCAACGACCTCTGGCCTAACCATCAATTCTTCTCCTGTGAGCGATTCGCCTACTGCCCCGAAACGATCGTCTGGGAAGCGATCGAAACAGGCGCCCGATTCCTGAGGGAACGGCAGCACGCGGCAGAACGGCCGATCGCCAACCTTCACGCCTGGTACGCCAGCGCTCACCGGGACACCGATAAGCGCAGCGAGCCCTTCAAGATGGAGGACTTTTGCTGGCACTTGCCGCCGGCTGCGGCTGGCGATGCACCGCAGGGCCCGCCGGCAGAAGCTGGTGCCGCGATGCTTGCCCTATGCGAAGCCCAGCAGGTTCCGGGGTTTGCGATGGCCTTCTACGATGCCCTTGCTACCGCCGGAGAGGGAATAACCCCCCCCACACTGTTGGCCCTGCTGGCAGATGATGCCCTACTGCTGGCCCCAGTCGAGCATCAGGACGGCTGGCGGGGGTTGCTGCTGGCCGAAGATACGGCCGCCGGCCAGGTGCGCACCTTCAGGATGGCGGGGGATCCGCAGCGGATGGTGACGCTGCTTGTGCCAGACGCTCCCGATACTGCGACGCCAGCATGGGCGGCGGCAGGAGCATGGCTGCCCATCGTTCAATCTGTTGATAGCACGCCTCAACCTCCTGCGCTGCCGCCTGGATTGACGGGAAATAGCCCAGCGACCAACGACGACCATCCCACCACACCCGAGCCTGATACGGGCGATGGTTGTTATGAGGGCAGTGGCTGACGCCGCGAGGGTAGGAGGCCATGCCCCAGCTTTCCAGCCTAAGCCACTGATGAGGCTTAAGCCATGGCGGCACCCTGAGAGGTAACGCCCCGGCGATGCCGGCAGAAACATGACTTTGGAGTGGCAGCAGGCCTTTGGCTACCGGTTCTTTTTCACCCCCATCAAGTCGTCAGCGATCGACCTAACCCGCGTCAATCTTGGCGGGCTTGGTGCTGGCAAATTCATCAACGACACCACGACTCAACCGGCATCTGCCAAGGTGATTACCGCCGGCACGGGTGATACCTTCGCTTTTGGCGTTGGCACCAAAGCGGTAACAAATGCCGTCACCACTACCTCTCTCGCCACCCTGACCTTCGACGCTGCCCACGGCATTGCAGTAGGCCGGAGGATCGTTGTCAAAGATCTCCCCGCCCCGTTCGCCAGTCTGAACGGTTCGTTTGTGGTGACAGCGGTGACCACCACAAGCCCGCACACCCTCTCCTACGCCCTGGCTGGTTCAGCGATCACCACGGCCGCCGTTGCCGCTGGCGTAGTGGCCCCCTCGCTGCTGCTTGATGGTACTGACCCCCCGTTTCGGCTGCTGGGGCTGACCAACTGCCAGCCGGCAAACAGCACCACCAAGGAGGCCATCACCACCTACGACGACGAGGCGGGCGGCTATGCCACCCCGATCCCGACCGCCAAGGATAAGACCTGGACCTTGAACGGTGCTACCGCCTTCAATGCGTCTGCTTGGCGTGCGATGCGCTTGTGCGAAGAGCTGAACCTGGGCGAGAAACTAATGGTGGGGTAC